AGTCCACTCTGGGAGTCGTCTTGTATACTCTGGATGCGTTGCCTGTAATCGTCGCTCTAACTCTGTCATATAGCCCCCAGTGTAATCGCTCCGCCCGAACCACGCAAGGGTAACTCCCACAAAAGCAAATAGCCCAGTGCGTCAGTGATATGGTCGAGCCCCGACGACTTGTCCGGCTCGTTGGTGCCCTCGACATAGGTTAGCCCGTCAAGCGCCATCGTCAATTGTCGGCAGGTAGGATTGATTAGCACGCGCTTGTCGCCCGCCGCCGTGCGTAGCCCTGTGTTGACCGTGTTGATTTTATCAACGACGGCGTACGGATGCGACGGCGCAAGCACTTGAAAGCCTGCCTGCCGCAGGATGGTAAAATCAGTCTGTCCCACGGGCGCACTTGTCTTGCGCGCATTACCGGTTGGGTCTGGATAGACGCGGATTGTCCTGTTAGGATAGCGCGACTTGATTAAGTGTACCATCTCGTCAGTGTTGCCATTGTCAATCGTGGCCTCGCCAATGACATGAATCTGGCCGCCCGCGCGAACCGCGAAAACCGCACTCATTGGGTTAATATTAAAGTCCATGCCGACAAGGATCGGCGCGCCGGGGATATCTTTGACGTCAGAGACGTTGCCTTGCGGATATGGCCGCCGGTCGAAGGCGTAGTAGACGCGCCCCGCGAGCGACTCAAAAGATGCCTCATACTCCTGGCGGAAAGTGCGCTCGTCCATGTCGTGCCGAGCCGCCTCAATCTCCTCAGGCGGCACGTTGCCACCCTCAAGCGTTGTGTATGTATGCACAGACCAATCAGGAGAATTTTGGGCGGCGAGATACAAATTGTAAAAATGATTATAGCCCGCAGGTGTAGAGATGAGCAAAGCCCGCCCTTGCTTGTCGGATAGTGCAGGACGGATAGTCGGCCAGACAGTAGGGTCCTGGTACGCCATCTCGTCCGGCACCACTAGGTCGAGTCCCGCGCCCCGCAGACGGTCAGGATTATCTGACGAGCGCAGAGCGATGACACTGCCATTGCGCAGGGTTATCCGCAGGTCTGTCTGGTCAAGCGATGAGATATAGCCGGGCGGTATGATGTCCTTAAGCTTAGGCAGCATGACGTCGCGCGCCATGCCGTATGTCGGCGCGATATACCAGCTTGTGCTGCCCTTTTGGTTGACCGCGGTGTGCATGAGCTCGTGTGCGGCCAGGTGCGTCTTGCCGAAGCGCCGCCCGGCCACCAAGATGCGCATCCGCGTAGGATCCGTGTACACCGTCCACTGTGCCGCGGTCAGACGCATGACTAAACGCTCGGTCATGGCGTAGCCTCTTGAGTAGTGTCGCCACTATCGGCCTTGTCTATCTCAGTCTCAGGGCCCGCGATGACGATCTGTGGCAGGTCGTCAGACTGCGTACGTAGCGACTGTATCGGTGTACCGTCAAGTCGATCGTAGATGTACGTAGTTGCCTTCAGCGCGATGGTCTTGTCTTTGTCGCGTGAGAGAGCAATAATCCGCTCTGCCATCTCTTTTGGGTCAACCTTATCACGCAAAGCTTTGGTCAAAGACTTCTCGGCGGGCGGGCGCCCTGGCCCTGGACGAGATGCTGTCCATGTCGTGCTTGTCTTGCCCATGCCTTTACTCTGCCTTTATATGGCAGGCGGCCCCGGAGGATTGCCCGAAACACCAGGCTTGAAACGGGTCGCTTCACCGAGCTCAGACACCTGCATTTTCATACACTGCTCCATCATCGTAATTATCGTGCTTATCAGAGGAAAAAGCAAGTAAAAATACAGACATATCACGACATATTTTCTCGTCAAAAATTTCACTTTAGACTTATTCGTCGAGTCGCGCGGAAAATTGAATATAATCCAAGAGCAGTTCACAATCACAATTCAAGTATTTCCTTATACAGCCACAACTTACGCAAAGCCAACCAACGCGATGCAACGATTTTTCCGCGCGGCTTCGCGCGGTATTTTTATTTGCCGCGCGGACAAGTATTTCCTTATACAGCCACGACTTACGAGCACTTTTTCTCGGTGCCGCGCGGCTCGCGCGGAAAATCTAACCTTTTATAAAATTGTATCTTGTATAGAAGTTTAGGAAATACCGCGCGAGCCGCGCGGACACTCTTTTTGTGCGGCTAACTCGTTACCCTGTAAGGACTTATCCATCCGCGCGGCTTTTATTTTTCCGCGCGGCTTTGAACAATAATTCTTTATAAGTTGTTGCTCTACAAGGACTTGCGTTTCGCGCGGTATTTATTTTCCGCGCGGAAACGTTTGTTGTTGGTTTAGTTAGAATGGGGCAGCGCCGCGAGTAGCGAGCGCGTCTCTGATGAGCCTGAGCTGTTCCGTTCTGCTCAATGACTTGTCGGCAAATGCTGTCCTGCTGCGATAATCCCCATTTCGCCATTCTGCGGCTTCGGGGCAGCGCACCAAGTCATAGCCTCGTTCTGCCATTTTGAAGTGGAAGTTTTTGGCATTGAGCGCGGTCAACAGTTTCTCAGCGTCGTCGAATCTTTCCGCGCGAACGAAGTCCGTCAAGTCACGATGGAAGAACACTTGTGGCCGGTGTCCATCCCCGCTCGCCTGGAAAAAGTCATCCAACAAATCATCCACTTGCGTGCGGCGAACCTGCGCTGCCGACTCCACTATGGCTATCTTTCCGCGCGTGAGTGGTGGCGGTGTGGTGGCAAAGCCTGTGGGTATTCTGCGACGTTTCAGCCAGTCGATGACGATCTCTGTGCCGCCACTGTTCAGCCATGAGTACAGCTTGTCAAAATAGTCTGGCGAGAATTGCCCTGACGTTTTTGGGTCGCCCAGCGCAGAACTCATTACGAACAACCGTCTGTCCTCTGGCGGAATATACATGGTCAGTGGGTCGTTCGTGGTGAGAATGACATGACACAAGTTGCGCACGTAGATTGTGTTGGCGTACTTTATGGTCATTGGGAGCATCTCTGGCGGCGATGCCAGCACTGGTTTCAGCAAGTTGTAAAAATTAACTGCCTTGAATTCTCCTTCTTGTGGCCGCACTTCGTTAATCACGAGCAGCACGCTTTTGACATAGCCATTGTAAGAGCTCATGATAGCATCCGGTCCCACCTCAGCGGCATTCCATTCGCCCACGCCTCTCCTGATTGGAATGAGCGCGGTGTCTTTGCCGATGCCCTGAACGCCCGCCATGACAATGCCGTGATTGACTTTTTCCTCTGGTTTTTGAATCATATGCGCGCAAAAATCGAAAAAGTGCTCATGTTCTTCCGGCTCTGGGTATAGCTTTTTGACGTGCTCAATCCATGGCGTTGGCTCCTCGGTGTGCGCGTTCCACGAATGCGTTGGCGCAAAATACATGTTGTAACAGCATGCCCCTTTCAGAGGCATTGCGCCACGCTCAGAGACTACGATGTCATGAATGAATTTTGGTTGTCCAGGCCACCATGTGGAACCTTCCACGGTGAGCCCCGTATCTATATTGTTGATGGCACGTGACGGTGCCACTTTCTTCCTTTCCCCATCACTCCCCAGGACCGTTGGCCACAGGCTGCGTGGAATTGCTCCGTCTACACTCTTGGCTGCGAGAAGGTTTCCTGTGGTGGTGTCCCAGTATTTTTCCTGTTGCTCGTCATATCTAAAATCTTCAATAGTTCTTGTGCGCCGAACAAAATCTTGCTCATGGCATGCTGCTTCAGCTAAAAGTTCTTCATCTGTCATAGGTAACCCCTGAATGTGTTAAAATTTGGCGCTGTTGCATTGATTCGTTCGAGGAGCTCACTTTGATGTTCGGCGAGCCACTCTGTCAGGTCTTTCCACCCTCTACCCGCGCATGACGCGTGATGGCACCGGAACGCACCAGTCCATCCGTTTTCCTCTGCCGGCTCTCTGATGGCTGCCCCGTTGTCCGCTGCGTCTGTGTGGCCTGCCGTCCATGGGCAGACGATATCCTGCCAACCAGACGGGTCTGGGGTTAGCCGCTTGAGCATGCCCGCGTCGCGCAGTGCCTGTCTCACGGTAACGAACGCTCGGATATTGTCCGCCTTATTCGCTGTGGCTGTGTGCGGCAATGGCACGGTGCGATGTTCGTCCAGGTCTATTCCAAACGCCGCTGCGAGTCGCGCGATGCTGTATCGTGCTTCTGGGTGCCAAGATTTGCATGTGACGTGCCAGCCGGAATATTTCTGCTTCCCGTTGACGCCGAATGGCGGGCGGAATACGCGATTGATGCCTGCCATGCCTGTGTCCTTGCCCAGAAACTGCTTGCCTATGAATCCGCTAATGAGTGCGTCGAACGCCGCGCTGTCTGTCACTAGACTGTCAAACATGTAAACGGCTTGGTGATTGCCGGGTGACGTTTCGATGAGTGCTGTGGGCTCGAGCGCTTCCAGAATGGACAGCGGAAACTTGCTGCCTGCCCCGGTACCAATGTCATCAATCATTAGCAGTATTCCGCCGGCGAAGTTCTCTTTGCGCCGCCGGAATTCCCCACGCTCATTACGTTGCATAGCGCTGACTGTTAGGTAAACGTTTGCGTCGTCGTCTAGCTGCGCTAACCTTGTCACTGGTGTGGCACGCCACTTGCCTGGCTGGTCGGCATTCGGGTCGCCACGAAATTGGCAGCCGAGTACCCGTGCGTGTGATGGCACGTAGCGATACATCGCTGCCAAGGATTCTTTCATCATCTCTTGACGGTCGCTCATGGCCGCTCCTTTATCGCGATACACAAAATGTATGGGCGAGTGCCACTGTGCCCTCGCCCATACGTGAACGTGCTCGTCAGGAGCTGCTAGAACTTTTCTTCTTCGTCGGTGGAGTCATTCAGCTCTGCATCGTGGTAGTCTGCCTTAGCCATGCCCGCCACTATTGTGGCGTAAAAATCTCGTGCCATGTCATAGAGCTTCGGGTCGTCCACAAAGCCTGCATGCTCTACCCGAATGCCGAACCATGACCCCTGGTCATTGCTCTCGGGCAGTGTGGTGATGCGAATCTTGCTCAGCCATGTCGGCGGCACTTGGCCATTGATGCGAATGGACGAAAGAATGCCCATGAGCTGTTTGGATTTTTTGATTTGAGTGG